AGTTTTGTTCGCAAAAAAGGAGTAATGCGATGTACCGAGTCAAGCCTGAAATCACCGGCATGAGAAAAGAAGAAGTCAGGTTGTCTTTGCGGCATCGTCGCTGGGGAGCATCCTGCGCGGCTACCAACCTGGATTTCATCTTACTGGAATGGCACTTCGACAAGCTTGCTGCCATCGTCGAGTACAAATATTACCTGGCCTACGGAAAATTCAACATCCACAACGCGAACATTCGTGCGCTGGCGCGTCTGGCTTCGGCCAGCAAAATTCCGCTGCTTGTCGCCTATCATTTCGATAATTTCTCGTTTATTGTCCAACCAGCGAACGATATTGCCAGGAAGATGATGCCTGAAGGCGAACACAGATGCAGCGAGTATTCTTTTGTAAAAGCGCTTTATTCTTTGCGCGGTCTTCCGCTGCCGGATGATGTTGCAGCCAGACTGAACCGCTCGCTGCCGCCAGTGGAAGATGAAGCACTTGACGACATAGCGTAGGCTGTTCATACGTTCAACCTGTTCTCCTGACGACCACCTCAGAGGCTCTGACAAGACCGTCAGATGGCCTGATAGGGTTGAGACGGTATAATTAGACCTGGGTCTAAAAAATCGCTTTGTAGCGCGTCGTCTTCAGAAAAAGACTCTTCGCGGTCTATGGAGCCGAGCGTGTATGTCATCTATTGGCTCGTGAAACAGGTATGCGACGAACTTGATGCCAGATAATTGAGCATATCAATGTTTTTCAATGATATTTACTAGACAGTATTATTCTCTGAAGGGCTTTCTGTGTCAGAAGCGTTTGCTTCTTCAAGCAATAAGGTTGCTGCGCCATCTTGAGAAATGAGTTCTGGATGATGCTTCTTTGGAGGAGGAACCGTTTGGATTTCGTCAATATGGTAAAGCGTGATTCGTTCATTCAGTTTTTGCACACGTCTGATGATATGGCGGCGTCTCATTTGCTTGATATCGTCAGGAGTTACGCGATAACCTGCCTTTTTGCTCATGACTTCTGCCGCCTCGCTGGGAGTAAGCCATACTTTCTTAGGTGACAAAATTTTATCTCCTCTGCGTTTCTTTAATTTTACACCACATCGGATAATTTGTCAAGAATGCGTATTACCCGACTTCGGATACTATAAGGAAGGAAACGAGTTTTCACGAAACCACAAAATTGGTGCCAAAATGGCTTGACAGATTATCCAACATCGGATATAATATAGACAGTTAAGGAACAACAACAAGGAAATACGAAAGGACAAAAAACATGAGTACCACCACAGCAACCATTCAGGAAACAGCAAAGCCAACGCAGGCACAACCACACAACATAGATAAAAATGCCGTCACCGTAGCGCAGCCTCGTAGTACGTTCAGCACTGAAGAGCAGCGCAAAAACGCATCGCTCTACACAAACAAAGGTTTCTCGCTGATGCGGTAGGAGCAATCCTACCCATCTTGCGAGAGCAAGAAAGCGCAGCCGCGTATGAAAATGGTGTTCGTGTATCGAAAAAAGTACTGGTGGACGGTTCGCTACACCGAGAAGAAGCTGGAAGAGAAGCTAAACAAGGCGTATCGAGGCAGAGTGATACGTCTGCTGGGCGAACCTCCACTGTATGAGACAGAGCTGGACGAGCATATCGAGCCATTTGAACATATCGAATGGGCAAACGTCTGGTTTTTCCAGTGGAAAAAACGTGGCTACCTGGATTACGGCGTTGAGTCAAATTAAACGCACATCAAACGAAAATTTACATCAAACAAAAACGAAGGGCTGTCATCATGAAAGCGAAAACAATTGCCGAAAAGCGGCTCACCAGTGAGCAAAGTGAATTTGCAGCGGAATATGTTCGCTACGCCGAGCAAAGGGCTGCGCAGTATTTCTATAAGCTCCGGCGTGCCGTCGCGCTCGAAACACTCGTGGAAGCGGCTTATAGCACGCTGGTCTCATGCGCCAAAGTATATGACGCTTCCATGAGCGTTCCATTTCTTGCGTATTTGAACGTTGCGCTCTCGCATACATTCTCAAATGCAATGAGCGCAGCACGCGAGCTTAACGAAGTAGCGTTTCCAGAGGAAGAGATCGAATGCTCAATCGAATGCTCAGAAGAGATGGCCTCAGCGCTCTCTTGCCGCGATGAGCATTTTGGCCTGGTCGAATTTGCAGATTCGTTTGGCCGTTTTCTCAACACGCTCAAGCCGCGGCATCGAAAAATTCTCCTGATGCGCTACGAAGGGTATGACAATCATGAGATTGCTGCACTCATGCGCAAAGAATACGGTAAAAAGGCATCTTTTGATGCGGATACGGTTGGGGCGATTCTGCGCAAAACGCGGCGACAGTTCAATGCGTTTTGCGCAGAGTAAAAAACCGGTTTTGCTTCTTCATATGCTATATATATATAGAGAGTGAAGGATGGCACAAGATGAAATAAGGAAATATATGAAGAAGCAAAAAGAATTTATCGTCTGGCTCCGCCAGCAGACCTGGTACCAGGGCAGCCCAGCGTTCCATTGCGCTTTACGCTATGCTTTTCGCAAAGATATGCCGCGCAATGGAACGCTGGAAGATTACCTGCGCCGGATTGAGCTCGAAGATACAGCAGTGTTTTTGGAAACGTGGCAGCAGTATCGCGGACCGAAAAGTAAGATGCTGCTGGATGATTTTATGCAACATCGTCTGCGCAATTTCTATCCGTATCAGTGAGCAAGATATCTCAAGGATTTTGAGTCGGCCTGGGCGAAAAAACAGAAAGAGCTGGCGCACAAACGGTGCAATAAAAAAAGAATTTATTACGTAAAATACGATAATATCAGTAAAAAACACTGATATTATTTTTGTTATTTAGCACTTGTATTTATCAAATTTATATGGTACTCTCTCATTAAACCTCTGTGAAAGGTGCATCAAAATCATGACAATTCGGGAACATTGCGACTATCTCGGCTGGACAGTCTCGGAACTGTCCAGACAGGCACGGATCAGCTACAACACGGCGAAAAAGGCGTACCACAACGAGCCTGTTACCAGCCGCGTTGTGGTAGAAATTGCGAGTGCGTTCAGTAGTGCGTTGAACAGGAGAATAAATGTGGGCGACCTCACGGGTGTGGTTATGCAGTAAGGTCGCCCGAAAGTACACCCAAAGGAGTACAGATACATGTTACAACAGGAAAACAAAACTGGAAAGTGGATTGCATTGGCGGTAAGTCTGCCGCTCTCGGCTTTTACCATCTGGCGAGCATGGGACTTGATGACGACTATCCTGCCAGCCGACCAGGCGCTGGCTGCTGTTTTTGGTATTGCCGCACTTGACGGCGGTATGGTGGCATGGATTTTTGCTTACATGAAGTCAAAGAGCAGCGATCAGCGCAGAGCGTCTGGCATCGGTGCCTTCATTGACTTTGCTGGCACTGGTCTGGTGACATTTATTGATTTAATGCTTTCTGGCGTGAAACGTGGACTCGTGGGTGCGCCTGCCAACCTGTTTCTCGCTGCCATCATCCTGATTTCGGTTGTCGTTGTCATCAACGTCGGTATTGGCTGGCTCTATGTTCTCGGCGATCCAAAAAAGAAACAGGAGATTCGCGACCAGATTAGTCACGACAAAATAAACGACATGGCGTCGGCATTGATTGAGACAAATGCAGAAATGTACGCGCCGCAATTCGCGCAGGTCAAGGTCGCACAGTGGCTACAGCAAGCGCAGATGATGCACGGCATTGGTGGCGCACTACAGCTACCCACCGCGCCTGTCGTAGAGTCATTACCAGCGCCGCAAAACGCAGCCTCCGGTAATATGTTTACAAAAGCAAAAGATGCTGTGCTGAACAAAATAAGTCCTGCTCCTGCGGCTCCTACTACCGAACCGTTGGATTATGACAAGTTGGCGAAGTCGATCATCGCACAGAGTACACCTTTAACGTCGCCCCAACTGCCAACAACGGCTCCGCAGTTGGGGACGACCAACAACAGCAACGGGAGCCACTGACGGAGCGTAATTCGGAAGAGTTGGGCCAAACGAAATCGGAAGATTTTTCTTCCGAATTACGCACGAAAAGTCGAAAACTTGCAGAATATAACGGAATAGGTCGGATACATACAGAAGAAGAGATTGACCAGATTTTGGACTGGTATCTTGAGCACAAAAGTCTTCCGACGTACGTGTCCGACCGGCAGCGTTATTCATACCGACATCACAAGCGATTACCGGAAAGGAGAGTCCTACTTGAGCAAAAGAAAAAGGCAAACGGGCGTTCTAAATCTAATGGACACGCCAAGAACGTGGTTTCGCTGGCTCGGAAACGAGCAGAACGTCAAGGACGCTCCGGCTGAGGTGTTTGACGACTGGATAGCACAGTACGTCGATACCATCAATGGAGTAGACAGGTCTACCTGGGAGATTTTTCACCGGTGGGGGATTACCAATGCCTGTATTGATGGGCAGCTTCTTGTACTTGTAGCGCGTCCAGATGGGAGCCTAATTGTAGAAGAAAAAGCTTCCGAACCGGAAGACCTTTCGGAAGAAAAAGCTTCCGGTGGAAATAGTAATGAAACGGTTTCACAGGCCGTTGTAGTGCAGGAAGCACTATGAGTCAGAAAAATCGAACTGCTCGTGCCAAATGCAAGGAAGGAAAACAACCATGAAAAGCCATAGTTGGAAATGCAGATTTTGCCATGTGATGAATTACTGGCGTGATAACTGCAAAAATTGCCACAGGATGAAGCTACCGACGCAATAGCCCACCTATTGCGTTAAGCGGATAAAGTGCCGTGAACAGGCGTTTGAACACTGTTCACGGCGTTCTGAGCGTTCACCGATACAGCAAAACAAGCCGAATTTGGGCATTTTTCTTTGTTTTTAGAGAACGCTATGAACGCCATGAACAGGCGTTTGAACAGCGTTCATAGCGTTCTTGACTTTTTTTATCAAACGTCGTACAATTTTCACAACGAAACATAAAAGTTCAGCAACGAAAAACTCCATCTTTTTCCGCTGGACTTTTTTTGTGTTTTTTGGAGGCATTCATGGGAGATGAACGTGGAGTTGAAACGCGCTTTGCGCTCAAGGCAGTGAGACTTATGCCATACGGGTCGTACACACCGGAACACATCTCCATCGAAGCGCTGCGTGATTTAGATTTGGCCGTATTGGCTGTTAAATTATCGCCAGATGGCTTTGGCAAAGTCACGCTCATCATAGAAAACCGATCCGAAACTTTTATCAAACAAACTATTAGCAAAAAAGTGCGTTCAGCACGCGACAAGTAGCTGATACCAGTAAGAACAACATAAAACGAAACGCTGTCAGAGAAGGCAACGAACTTCCGGGCGCGATCACTTTCTTGAGTGGTTGCGCCTTTTTTATTGCACATGAGGCACAACCATTGAGCGAGATTGACGCCATTTGGGAACAACGCGACGATGAACCCGATAGCTGGTACAGCAAATTCCAGTTCTATTTGCTCATGGGTGTGGGCCGCTCAATGCTTGGTGCCTACAAAAAATACATCACCCAAAAAGGTTCAAAAAAGCTCATAAATTTCGTTCCAGATGGCTGGGATGCCGCTGCACGCCGTTACGACTGGAAAGCTCGCGCTGTCGCCTACGATAAATCTGGTGAAGCACAGGCACGTAAAGCCTATGAAGCTCGCCGTCTTGCCATCCTCTCGACTGGATTCGCCTTAGAACACGAACGTGTCGCGCTGCTTGATGACCTCGCCGCGCAGCTGGATGCCTATCGCCAGATAGAGGACCGCCTCTGGATTACCGAAACCAAACAAATCGGTTTTGGCAAAGATGCGCAGATGATTGAGAATGTCACCTTCAACGCGCCTTTGGTCAAAGAATTACGCGGCACACTGGATGACCTGGCGAAAGAATTGGGTCAGCGCACGAAGCGCACTGAAGTGACTGGCACCGATGGCAATCCGATTGAGGTGGTCTATCACACGATTGTCAAAGAAGACGACGATGATTTTGAGGACATGGACGAAGGCGGTGAACAATGATTGCCGCAGAAAAAGTCGTCTTTCAGCCGCAACCTGGTCCACAGTCAAGATTTCTCGCCAGTATGGCCGATATTACAGGTTTTGGTGGCGCTGCTGGCGGTGGAAAAAGTTTTGGCGTCCTCTTATATATCGCCGAACCGCTCGCTGTTCATCCAGTGAATGGCTTTCAGGCTGTCGTCTTTCGGCGCGAATATCCACGCATTACGCAATCGGGTGGCATCTGGGACACCAGCAAAGAAATATTTCCGGTACTCGGCGCAAAAGCGACCGAAGGTAATCTGGAATACCACTATCGCCGTAAAGGTGTTGAAACATCGGTGCATTTCCATCACCTCCAGCACGAATCCACCTGCGAAAACTGGAAAGGTGCGCAGGTACCGCTGTTCGCGTTTGAAGAGTTGACTGAGTTCACTGAGCGGCAATTCTTCTATATCCAATCTCGTAATCGCTCTATGTGCGGGTATAAGCCGCGCACGCTGGCGACTTTTAATGCTGATGCTGATTCATGGGTCAAGAAGTTCTTTGCGCCGTGGGTAAGCGAAGAATGGCCGGTCACTGACCGCTGCATCAGTGGCGAGCGACGTTACTTTATCCGTGAAGGCAATACCATTGTGTGGCTGCCCAAAGGCAAGAAAACCAAAGATGCCACCAGCGTGACGTTCATCGCCTCAAACATTTACGACAACCCCATCTTGATGGAAAAAGACCCCAACTATATTAAACGTCTCAAATCACTGCCTTTAGTGGATAGACTGCGCCTCTTGAATGGCGACTGGACGATTCGACCTGAAGGTGGCACGCTCTTTCGTCGCGAGTGGTTCAAAATCATTGACGCTGCACCAGCGCAAGACCAGTGGTCAAGTGTGGCGCGTGCATGGGATTTCGCCGCCACAGAAGAGAAGGATAATAGCAAGAAAGCTGGGCCTGACTGGACAGCATCGGTGAAAGTTGCTCGCCTGAAAGATGGCCGTTTCTGTGTGCTGGACGCCCGCAAGATGCGTGAGAAACCCATGATTTGCGAGCTGGCGTTGAAGAATTTGGCTGAAGCAGACGGCCCACAGTGCATGATCGCGCTTGAACAAGAGCCAGGTGCTGCCGCTGTCGCTGTTATGCAGTACTACACACGTTTGCTGGCGGGCTATGTGGTCAAAGTCAACAAGACCAGCCGCAGCAAGATTGAGCGAGCACGGCCAGTCAGCGCACAGTGTGAAGCTGGCAATGTGCTGATTGTGCGCGGCCCACAGACCGATGACTTTCTCGCTGACCTTGAGTCATTTCCTAATCCGCGTGTGCATGACGACTTTCCTGACGCTTTCGATTTGTGTATGGCACAGTTCTTTGGGCCACAGACCGACGATCATCTGCAAGACTTGCGCAACCGCCTGGCACTGCGCGACAAGCAGCGAGAGGAGATGCGGAATGCAACAGCCTTCTAGCAAACCGTCGCTTTCCGCCCGCATTCGTGCCGGTGCCCGTGCATTCATGGGCGTCGCGCCAGTTGCCGGTACACCGCCGCTCATGGCACAGGTTGAGCAAAACCAACAACTGCTCAAACCATCGCGCTTTGACCCGTCACATTTGGGCGGCAGCGATTCGCGACAGGCGCAAATCCTGAACACGCTGCTCACGCAAGGACGTATGCCCGGTTCACCGTCACAGAACTTCATCTCTGCTGACCAATCCATTATGGATTTGATGTATCAGGCACTCTCGCCACAGGACCCGCAGACCGCCACGCCGCTCTATACGCCGGGCGTGCCGCTGATGCCTATTCCCGGTGTCACACCGCCTGCTGGGCCGCGCCAATGGTCGTTTACTGTTGGCGGCAATATCAGTATGGTGCCGCGCAGTGGCGAGCAGTATGGCTTTGACGATTTACGCGCCATTGCCCGTATCTACGACGGCATTCAAATCTGCGAGCAGGTCTGGCTGGATTACGTGAGCAAACTCAACATCAGCATCGAACTGCGCGACGAGTTGCAGACCGAAGACCTGGACATGACGAAATACGCCAAAGACATCCAGTCTTACACCGATTTCTTTGCCTATCCCGACAAACAGCGCGACATCAAATCGTGGTTACGGCTGGCCGTCAAAGAGCAGCTGGAAGTGGACGCGCTGGCTATCTATCCGCACCTCACCAACGACGGGCACCTGTTCGCGCTGGAGATACTCGATGGCAGCACGATCAAGCCGCTCTTCGATGACCGTGGTCGCCGACCTGAAGTGCCGTTTCCGGCGTACGAGCAATACCTCTATGGCGGCATACCTGCCGCCTGGCTGAATACCGACGAACTCATCTATATGGTGGAAACTGAGCGCACCAACAGTATGTACGGCACGTCTCGCGTCGAGAAAATCCTCATGCGGGCCAATCAGGCATTACGCAAGCAAAGCAAGGACCTGTTGCGCTATACCGAAGGAACGGTGCCCGCTGGCGTGATACAGGTGCCGAGCGACTCGCCGTGGACGCAAGACCAGTTGGAAGAATTTGAAATCAACCTGAACGCGCTGATGGCGGGCAACGATATGGCACGCGCTCGCCTGAAGGTGCTGCCCAAAGGTTTCATCTATCTGCCGACCGACGATCCGGCCATTCAGACGCTTTTTGATACGTTCCTGCTCAATATTACCACGTCCGCTTTTGGCCTGACGATGGCCGAACTCGGTTTTACTGAGAATGTGAATAAATCCAGTGGCGACAGTCAGGAAAACGTCGTCTACCGGCGCACGATGGTACCGCTTATCAGTCGCTATGAAGATTTGTTCACCTACATCTTGCGCAAGTACTTCAACGAGACGCGCTTCGTGGTGAAGTTCAAAGGTTTTGAAGAAGTTGAGGATTTACAGGCGAAGGCGAGCACCTACCTCAGTCTGGTGACAGCGGGCATCCAAAGCCCAACTCAGGCGGCGCAGGCATTACATCTGCCAGTGTACGACGATCAAAACGTGCCACCGTTCGTGATGACCAAAACTGGTCCATTTGTTGTTTCTGACCTTGCCAATGATGATGTACGCGCCGCGATGACGGCCGCACAGCTGGCAGCCGTTGCGCCGCCAAAACCCGCTCCAGCGGGCAGCATGACATCCGCTGAAGAGGATGACGAGACGCAAACTACGACGCCGCCAGATGACCAACAGGCCGCGAAAACTGATACGCCTGATGCATCGCAACCACCCGCAAAAAAAGGCGTCTCAGCGCGTTCCGAGGCGAGCATTGATTACCGACGTTGGCGTGAGCGTGCTATCGCCGACACAAAGGCGCACCGCCAGCAACGCGGCTTTACCACGCAATTTATTCCGCCAGCCGTTCACAGCCACATCACCTGGGAACTGAATCGCTGTCAGACGCCTGACGATGTACGCGCTGTCTTCTCTCGTGCTGCTGAATTGGCACCCGACACCGGCAGTTGGCAAATTGGCGACCCCGATATTCAACGCTCGCTTGATGGCATGCGGGCCAATGGCACCAAAACGCTGACCTGGAAAACATTGGTCAATCCATGCGACCAGTGCAGTCGCAACGCCGACGCCACGGTGAATATCGGCGAGCCATTTCCGACCGGCGCATTAACCGTGCCAAATCATAAAAACTGCAACTGTTCAGTTATTGAAGGAAAAGCGTCATGAGCGATAGCGATAAAGCCGCACAGCAAGCGCGGTCAAAAAAGTACGGCATTGGCATCAAGGAAGGCGGCAGTGTTAGCCAACCGAGCGGCGATGCGGGGATTCCTGAGAGTGCCTATGGCGACCCGGTTAACTTCAGGTACCCCATGAAAGATAAAAATCACGCCGACAACGCTGCAAGCCGTTGGGGTGATGCAAGCAACCGCGCTCAGTACTCAAGTGCCGAGCAGAAAATTATCGGCGACCGTATTGCGGCCCGCCAGAAGTCCTTCGGGGAAACGCCCGCTAAGGAGAAACGTATGGACGAGCCAGTTATTATACGCGCCGATGGCAATCACGATGCTTTTAGTGGTAGCCATGAACACAGCCACAGCGCGTTCGGCAGTCAAGGCGGCGACAACAGTCACAGCCACAGTCACAGCCACGACAACGACAGCAACCATGACCACAGTCATGCCGTTGAAGCAAGCGACGTACCCGATATCTTGCGCTCGCTGCCTTCCGACCTCTCGTTGTATGCGCCAATCGTACGCATTGATAAAAGCAAGCGGCATGTTATTGTGCGTGCTACCTCAGAGACGCTGGACAGTTACGGCACCATCTTTGACTTTCAGGCCAGTAAAGACGCCTTTACGCGCTGGAACGGCAATATCCGCGAGATGCACGACAGTAAGAAAGCTGTGGGCGCTGCACTCAAGTGGGAACCGAATGAAGAAGAGAAAGCCATCGACATTACGCTGCATGTCAGCCGTGGTGCGGAAGATACCTGGCAAAAACTCATCGAAGACCCGCCGACGTTAATTGGTGCTTCTGTTGGTGCCCGCAATGGCGTATGGGAAAAACGCAAAATTGACGACAAAGAAGTGCCTGTACTGACGCGCTATGACCTCGTGGAAGTGAGCCTCGTGGATTCACCATCTAATCCTGATTGTCGCATTCAGATTGTGCGTGCCGATGGTTCACCGACCGAAGTACTCGACGACACAGAACCAGAAGACACACGTGCTGGCAAATCCATCAGTACTGCCAATGCACAGCAGATGCATCAATCCGCGATGCACTCATTACAGGCCGCCAAAGCATCGGCTGACCTGTGTGGCTGCCCAGCCTGTCAGGAAATTAGCCTCGCGCTTGACCCAGATCAAGATGGTGACATTGATATCGGCGAACCATCACTCGACACCGACCACGATGACGGCAGCGTCAACAAACAAATGCTTGCTGATGGCACATCCGCTGTCATTCTCAAAACTATTCAAGCAGAAATACTTCGCACTGTCGCAGAAGCGATTGGCAGCGAACTCAAAGCAGCCACGACGCAACTACGCAGTGTTTCCGCGCATTTAGCGCAAATACATGAACCGGCAGACCAAACCGACATCACCCGACGCCTTGATGACGTTGCGGCTATGCGCACCGAGATGACGACAGTACGCTCGCTTCTGAGTGAGGTAAAAGCGTTGTCCGAGAGCTATGCAGGCCGAGCTTCCACTGGTGGTCCAGTAGTCAATACGGGATTTGCCCGGCAACAAGCACAACCCCAACCCGTCCAGCCGCAGCAACTTGCGGCACAATTTGGCGCGTTCACTGAACTGCTTATCAAACAAGGCATCATCAGCGACCGTGACAAGCAAATCCAGGCGAACGTGCTCATTGAGCGGCTCGCCAACGGAGGAAAATAACGAGTGGAAGAACAAGAATACGAACGTCGTCTTGCCGTTCTCGAAAAAGAGATGGCAAGCAAAAATAAGCCGGAAGCGATTATGCGCAACAAGTATGGCGTGCCTGAAAGCGAGCGCACGCTGAACCGGTATAAACCCGGCGAGATGCTGGACACGCCCGACACCGTGCGCAGTTCCGGTGGCATTGTCAGCCGCGACCAGCTTTCTAGTTTCATGAGCAAGATGACCGCTGATACGCTCGCCCAGACCAACGCGGATATCGAACGTGCCATCAGCACATCGACTGGTTTCACACCATACGTGCTGGAAACGCCATCTATCCGCATCTATCCGACTGAAGCGCCTTTTGCCCAGATGATACCGCGTGTCGTTGGCCGTGGCACGGACGTCGAGCACTGGAAAAGTGTGCTTTCGCTGTTCTTGAACGGCGGCATCAACACTGGCCCATTCGGTCAGGTTGGACTTGGTGGCACGACTGACGGCGGTACGACAATGAACCCGTTCATCTACAACGTGCAGCCGTTCCAGGCGACCTATCAAACCATTTTCCAGCCACAAACGCAGACCTTCCAGTCTCAGTGGAGGTCACGTGCGTTAGAAGGCGACCTGATGGCTCGCGCCAAGCTGGACACGCTCTACGCGCTGAAATTGCAGGAAGAAAACTGGCTCATCAACGGTACATCCAGCCTGCACGTGCCGCCGCAGCCATTGCTCGTTGCTTCTGCCACTGGCGGTTCGCTCGCAACGGCCACGTATTGGGTACAGGTGACAGCGGTCAATGGTAGTGGCGAAACCACACCATCAGCGATTGCATCCGTATCCGTGACTGGCGCGACTGGTTCGATTGCGCTCACGTTCCAAGGCCAACCATTCGCAACGTCCTACAACGTGTATATCGGTTCTGGTGTGACGCAACCAACGAACGCCAACATGTTCATCGCGGTTGCTGGTGATTACCTGCCCGCCGCGCTGCCCGGACAACCGACCGATTACGTCGGCAACATGAGCGTGACCGCAGTCATTGCAGTCAAACCAACGACTGGTGCAAATCCACCGGCGAGCAATACGGCCACCGTTGGCACCAATCTGTTTAACGGGGCGATTGCACTCTGCTATGCCAACCCAAATCCGCTCTCAGCCCCAAGCGTTGGTGAGCAAGGAATGACCAGCATTGTCATCCAGCCCGCTGCGTCTACTGGACTGATGGTGCTGACCGACCTGTTCAGACTCTTCCGTCTGATGTATGGTCAAGCTCGCGCCAATCCAAGTCACCTGTTTGTCAGTCCCATTGAAGGTGAGACGCTCGCCGCGCTAATCGGCACTGCATCCAACTTCCGTGTGATGACCTCACCAACAAAAGGCAACGTGGACAAACTGGTCTACGGACAGTCCGTTGGCTCTATTCTCAATCCGGTCACGCAGACCTATGTTGAGGTGGTGACGCTGCCATACATGCCACAAGGCCAGATTCTCGCTGGAAGTTTCAATGTGCCATTCCCACTGCCTTCTGGGGTGTCTGATCCGCCTTTCCGCGTGAGCGTCAACCAGGATTACACCTATGTGGAGTATCCACCCACAATCGCCAACCCACAGCAATGGGGTTGGGCGTACCTTGTTGATGAGGTTTTAATAAATCAGTACCAAGGTGGATGGGGGTTGTTGAATGGAATAGTACCTCCTAGTGTGTACTAGCAAGCCAGTTTAACTGGCATTGACGCTGGAACGCTTGGCGATAGCTCGCTATAAAAATAGTCGAATAGTTGGTGCGGGTGGGTTTTCTCCGGCCCACCCGCACCCGTGGGGGCGATATGGCGAAATCAGAGACAAAAAAGAGTGAGAGCGCACCGGTGCAGGAAACCGCGTTTGTGGCACCAATTGCGCCAAAGTCCATTGTCGAGTTACAAAACCGCACGATGGCCGCGCCGAATCCACAGGAAGAAATCTTCCCAAGTCGCCTGGTGGTGAACAACGGCAACGAGATGGTGATTTACCACGTTGACTTGCCGCAAAGCGTGCTGGTGGCCTTGCTCGATCCAACGGTCGGTGATGGATTTATTCGCATCAAACCGTCTTCCACCTCTATTCAGATGCCTGGTGGCGGCAAAATACGGTTTTTGCACACTTCACAAATTCGTGAGGTGCTGTTCGACAAAGAGTTACCGGACGGTTTGCTTGGGGGCGAGTAGATGAACCTGTATATCACTGCAAAAGAATACGTCAAAGCCGCAACAGGACAGGAAACGACCAGTCTGATTGGGCTGCTCGGCTACCTGTCAGCACCGATGATTGTGGGGGCGATATCGGTGCCGCTGTCCGCGCCGCTCACCGAACCAATAGCGGCGTACGACAACGTGACCATTTTCGACGGTTCTTCCAGTGAAGTCGTGCAGTGCAGCGCGTATACCAACATCAACGCGACAGCCATACCAGTGTTTGCATCATTGTTCGCGCACGCCACTGGCACGGTCATCTGCACCGATGGCACCGATGGCAGTCTCGCACAGGCCATCATCGAAGGTTCTGCACACGTGGAACGCCATACCGAGCAGCCACTGCTCACGACCACCTATACCGATGAAACGCTCAGATTGCGCAGCATGGAAGCAGCGATTACCAGCGATGGCACGCTGTACTTCCGTCCGCGCCAGTGGCCCGTCGCGGCGGTTACTGGGCTATCCATTCTGCTGTTCTCCGGCAGTACGCTCACGCTTGACCCGACGCAATGTGTCATCAGCAGCCGCGCCCGCTCGGTGGATGTACCAGTCATCAACAGCACGTCTTCTGGGATATCTTTATTGGCCGCACTGCCGCCGCTGACCGCACTCGAACAGGCATGGCTTCAGGTGACGTACAGCGCGGGTTATGCCTACACAAGCTTACCGTGGGATATCAAACGGGCGGCGATTATTCTCACCAGTAATGCACTGGCTGACCGCCAGAATGAATCAGGCGCGGCTGATTTCAGGCTTGGACAAAAGCAACTCACCATGTTTCTGCGTGGCGATGCGACAGGCGAGACGACCTTTGAAAAACGCGCCTACACGCTGCTGAACAAATATAAGCGGGTGAGCTGATGATTGAAACAACCGTCACAATCACGCGCAAAGGAGCCACTATCCAGTCGGGTATCGCGGTGCAGATAGATGCCAAAAACCCAATCATGATGGCGTATTACGGTGCCGCGCACCCATACGACACCTTTGATTTGTACATCAAATACGCGCCCGCATCGCTCGTGGTGCTGCGTGATGACGAGTTTACCGACGAGAAGAACCTTGATGCGCTCACTGGAGCAAATACGTTGTACCGCACGATTGGACGCCCACAACGCTATCCAGATGGGCATATCGAATGCATAGTTGACCAGTTTACGGGGCCAGCATGAGCGGATTTAGCTTTACATCCAATGTTGAGCAGCTTATCGCAAAGCTGATGAGCAAGGTCACGGGCATGCCGCAGTTCGACGACGCGCTCAAGCAGCGTATTGCGACGGCGGTCATTGAGCGTATTCCGACGAACATGCACTGGCAAAATCCAACCGGTGCGCTCGCTGGAAGCTTTAGTTATGACGGCCATAGTGAGATTGGTTCGAGCCTGCCATATGCACGCAGACGTGAGTTTGGCTTCTCTGGGCGCACCGACAGTCTTGGCCGCACGTATACCAATGACCCAGGCGGCTTCTATATGCGCGACACGTTGGCATCGCTTGACGATGTGATTGACGGTGCCTATACCGCCGCAGCAACCGAGTATTTCGGCTGATAAGGAGCACGCATGCCGCACACGCAGGTCATCATCAATGAAATAGTTGCACTTATCAACGCCGCCAGCATCTACAAAACGGTTGAAATGGGGGCCATCAAAGACTGGACTGATTTATGGCCGGTGTGTGAAGTCATGATTGTCGAGGACGATAGCGACCATTTCGCGCATAGCGGCAAGATACGCGACATTCAAGGCTTTCGCGTCACCAGCGGCGTGCTGTTCACCGAGCAATCACCAGCCGACGCGGTGACGCAGTTCATTGGTATTCGCGACGCTATCATCCCGATTTTTCAGCAGCGAGCACTGCTTACCGGTGTGGCGGGCGTTCAGGACAGCCGCGTCAAACCGCACTCGGTGAAAGTCAGTTTCATGATGATTCAAGGCAATGACTATCTGGTACATGAATTTATTGTTGAGGTTCATCAGACCTATAACATGCCGATTGGAGGCGCAAACGCATGAATATTCGACCATACGTCCTGCATCAAGCGGGGCCAATATCAGGACTGGCAGGCACGTTTGCCGGGGGGCAGACGGTCTATGTGGACCTCGACACGATGGAAATAGTGAGCCAGTCGCCTATTCTCCAGCTACCAATGGACGCGCCGCCGACTGTCGTACACGTGGCGGTAATCAAAGCGACCGCATCGGTGAAAGCCGCGACAAAAGAAAGTGAGGCTGCATAATGGCTTCAGCTGCTAACGGAAGCATCGGATTTGCGTTTGAGCCGACTGCAACACCCGGTGAGCGTATCGGGTTTATTCTGGCCTATAGCAACGTGGCAACAACCGCATCTGCCACCAATCAGCCAACCGGTTCTACCGGCATGCGCTGCCACATTCTGGTGTATAACAACACCGCCGTAGGCACCGTGACGATTACCGGCAAGGACATCAACGGCAACGCGCTGGCTGAGACCACGCCGAGCATCCCGATCTTCAACGCTGCTTCAGTCACCGATGAGCAAGGCCGCTTCGATTACCTGACGGTGGGTGTGTTCGGTTCGATCACTGCGGCGAGTATTGCTACTACCGGCCTGATCGGTGGACAAATCCAGATTAACGGCGTTCCCGGTGCACGCTGGTTGATGCCCGCGACGGCGAAGATTACGCCCAAATACGGTGAGTTTAGCCCGAAAGAACACCGTGGGCTTCCTGACCTGATTACGCACAAAATCCAGACGGTAAAAGATGTAGATGTGCAGTTTGACACCGCGCTCTATCCCGATACGAGTCTCTTTGCACCGTTTGCCATTGCCAATAGCATTACCTCACCGTCCACCTGGGTAAGCAATCCGTCCTCACCGACTGTGCTGTTGGCTGCACTGGCCGTCTCAGGCTCGCCTTTGTCGCTTACAACACAACCGACGACACCGGGTATGAAACTCATTCTGACCATTGCATTGGCAACCGTTCCAGGAACGGTGACGATTTCTGGTATCAATGTTGACGGTGAGGCAGTGAGTGAAGTGATTGCGGGTGCTGGGAACGGTGTGTACTACTCGACGCTCATGTACAAAAGCGTCAACGCTTCGGGGCTTGTTATCGCTGGCTTTACTACTGGTACGCTGGCTGTCGCAGGCGTCTTTTCCTGGTCGCCAACCTTCCTGCCAAGCCTCAACCCGTTCTCGCTCACGACTGAATGGTACACCGGCACCGACAGCGTGGCTGTTCCCGGCTGTGTCTTTGAGGAATGGTCGCTGGACTTCGATGTCACCAAAGAATTCAAAATGAGCATGAAAGGCTTTGGGCAGGACTACATCTACCTCGGCAATCGCGGCACCAATCCGATGTCAGGACAGCAGACCAGCGCACTGGCGCAACCAGTGGACTACCCACTGCCTGTCTGGAATGGGACTGTGTACATAGACCCGCTCTCTAACAGTCCGGGTACAACCATTTTTGGCGACCTGCTTACCGGCAAAGTGACATTTAAGGCACCGGTGGACGCGAAACACAAATTGAATGCTCGCCAGACGTATACGGTAGCCTATCGCAAACAAATCAGCATCGAATTTGAAGGCAAATGCGATTACACCAATCTGCTGCAAGCCGAGCAGTTCCGGCAGGATTACAAACAGTACATCGCACTCTCACTGCAAGGACGTTTTGCTGGCGGCGGCAACTACCAGACCATCACGATTATCATCCCGTTCAAATTTAATAAATTTGATGTCACCTCAACGCCTGAAATGAGCGCGCCAGAAGTGGATTTCGCGGGTGTTGGTGAGTACGACGGCGGCATTGGCGGCAGCTACAAAATCATCTGGGGCAACACGCACACTGCTCCAAACTACACACTTTAGGAGCACCATATGGGCGCATTCAAGAGTAAGGCCACCGTCAAAATTGAGGCGGTGGCTGGCTGGGACACTGGCGAGTTCATCGCGATTAAAGGCGTGGTGACTGCGGAGGACATGGAAGAGATGTCGCAGCAGTCCACTAGCGCAGGTGCGGATGGCAAACAACAGCAGAAAAGCACGGTTTCGATGGTGGCGGCGCTGCAACGCATGATCGAGGACTGGTGCCTGTTTGGCGACAACGATCAACCGGTGGCGCTGTACGAGACGTTCAAAGGCAGACGCCACAAGCGTCTCGACGTGATTGCGAAACTGCCGATGGCCTATATGCTTCCGGTGATGCAAGCGATTGGCGAGATTATCGAAAGTGCGCAGGTGCCTGACAGCGAAAATTTTTCCAGTGGTGTAAACGGGCATATGCCGGAAAACTTGTCCGTGGTGAAGTAGCACCCAACGAAATTATCGAGCAGGAACTCTGGCACCTGTTCGGCTCACGCAGCGAATATCGGAAAGCACCATTCACGATTGCCCAAAAAGCGCGTCTTGTGTTGCTCGCTAAATGGTCGGTTGAAGCCGAGCAGCAAGAGGAAAACCAGAAAGAACTCGACAAAAGTAAAGCAAAGTTTGGGGAATAATTAATGGCTGGAGAATACGTCCTCTCACTCGTCATGCAAGCGCAAGATAACGCCAGCAACGCCATATCCGGGCTTCTCAGCAAGCTCGGCCCGCTTGGTGGCGGCATCGCCGTGGCCGGAGCAGCGCTGGTCGGCGTTGGTATAGCCAGCGTACAAATGGCAGGCAACTTTCAAGAGTCTATGACGCAGCTGGTAACGGGTGCTGGTGAGTCGCAATCCAACCTCAAGCTGGTCTCTGACGGTATCCTCAACATGGCAGTTACGACTGGCACTTCAACCGACCAACTCTCAAAAGGCATGTTTATGATTGAGAGTGCGGGCTACCATGGGGCACAAGGTCTGCAAATATTGCAAGTGGCCGCTGAAGGCGCAAAAGTTGGAAATGCCGATCTCGGTGCAGTAAGCAACACTTTAACCACTATACTGCACGATTATCATATGAAAGCATCAGATGCAGCAGCCGCTATGAACGGGCTTACGGCCACGGTCGCCAACGGCAAAACCCATCTGCAAGACCTCGCCAACAGCATGGGCAATGTTTTACCGCTTGCTTCTTCTCTGCACATCTCGTTTCCGCAGGTGGCTGGTGCCATCGCAGAGATGACAAATAGCGGCATGACTGCCCAACGTGCCTCAATGAACCTCGCCAACGCCATTCGCTCGCTGGCGGCACCTGGTACGACCGCACAGAAGGCCATGAAGTCGGTCGGCATCTCGGCGCAGGAACTCCACGACACACTCACCAATAAAGGACTGCCAGCCGCTCTACAACTTATCGAGCAGCACGTGGGTGAAACATTCCCGAAAAATAGTGTGCAGTACACGCAGGCGATGAAAGCGATTATGGGTGGTGCAACGGGATTAAATGTCAGCCTCATGCTCGGCGGCAAGAACATGAAGGATTACAACGGGAATGTGACCGCTATCTCGAAGTCCATGAATACGGGGAAAGGCAGCGTGCAAGGCTGGGCAGACGTACAAAAAAATTTCAATTTCAAGGTCGCACAGGCCAAAGAAATGGTGAAGACCTTTATGATACGGCTTGGGCAAGGTTTGATACCGGTGATTGAAAATGGGGCCGACGCGCTGGGCAACATCATCGGAAAAATAGCATCTTTTGTCAGCTGGTTGAACGCGGGCAGTGGGCCAGCGAACGCGCTCAAAGTAGCCTTAATCGCTGTTGGGGCGGCGCTTGCCATCATCAAAATAGGCAATTTTATTGCAGCTATCCCGGAAATGCTCGCGAGCCTGGGCGCGTGGATCGCCGAGACCTGGGCGCAAGTCGCAGCATTAGTGGCAGAAGCCATCGCTGAGATGGCTGCAAACTGGCCGATCTATCTGATTATTGCCGTGATTGTATTAGTCGTGCTTGCAATCACGCACTGGGGTGCAATCACCAACTGGCTGAGCGGCGTGTGGCATAAAGCGATTCAAGGCATCATTGATATGCTCAACATGCTAGGAATCCACGTTGGGCAAACCAGCACCGAAATTGCGCTGCATACCGCACAGATGAGAGACAAAACTCTGGCGCATACCGAAGCGATGGATGTTGGGTCAGTGCATCATCTGGAAAATATGCGAGTGAACATTATTGCGAAACTCAAAGACTGCAAAACACAGGCGGAACGCAATACGCTGGAAATGCAGCTCAAAGTGGTAGACAACCATCTGAAGATGAAAGTCGCGGCATTAAAACATACCGAAGAGCTTCGTATACAAAATGCCGCAAAAATGGCAAAGCTCAAAGAAGAGGCAGAAGAGCAAAGTAAAGGACTCGTACAGAAAGTCGGCGACTGGTTCGCTAACCTGTACACAACTTGCGTCAACTGGATTCAAACAACCGTTGCAAAAGTCGTCAATTGGTTTATCAACCTCAAAAATCAGGCTGTCCAAAAAGTGATCGATTTTGTCAACGGCATTATTACCTGGTTTACCAACCTGCATACACGAGTAGTCAAAAAAGTTCAACAACTCATCACTAATATCGAAAATTTCTTCCAGCAATTGCCAGGAAAAGCTCTGAAATGGGGCAAAGATATGATCCAAAACCTCATCAATGGCATCACATCAATGGTGGGTGGCGTCACGAGCGCAGTAGGCAACATTGCTGGGAAAATAGCTGGTTTCCTGCACTTCTCAAAACCGGAACTCGGCCCGCTTGCGAGCGCCGACCAGTGGATGCCGCACTTCGGCGATTTGCTGGCAAGTGGATTGCAAAATCAAGTTGGCAAACTGCAAGCGGCAGCGAGTGCGATGGCGAGTGGCGCGGCTGGCGGTGTGGGTGCAGGACTCTCTGGCGCACCATCCACTGCATCGCCATCGGCATCTGGCGACAGCACGGGCGCTGTGGTCAACAACTTCACCATTAACTATGTCGGTAACGGGAAATGGACGAAACAGGACGCCATAGACTTATCAAATATCTTGCAGCACATGCAGAGAATGAGTGGGCTGCAACCGGCAACATCTAGTGGAAGGCGGTACTAGATGTTGGTGGAGCTTGCAGGATTCGATCTTACAAACCTCATAGACCACCCGTCGCTGGCTGGTAGTAAGAGCACGAGCGACCCGCTTGAGTCCATGACCTTCGAGTTTGTGGACATCGGCTCACAACTGTACCCGACTTTTGGGCAGCACATCACGGTCTGGGATGATACGACACCTTCAACCGTCGTGCAGGTACCGACGCGCAACTACCTCGTGAATCAGCTGATTGCCGGGTCAAGTCCGACCACGCCATACGGGCCGTGGGTTACAGGCGGTGCATTATCCAGTGTACTCTCATTCCAGATAGTGGCACCTGTTTATGCGATGAGCGCGACGTTTGCAAACAACACCTATAGTGGCGGCAACAACACGGCCTACATCACGCAAAATGTGGGTTATTCGTTCTTTGCCGCTATCGTACCTGGGCAAACCTATATGGCGAGCGTCACCATTCAAGGCAGCGGCACCATCAGCAATATCAAAGCGTTCCTGACGATTCAGTACCTTGACGGGACACAAACACCAATTGGCAGCCCATTTACGACGGAAGTTGTGCCTACGCTGTCCTCTTTTAAGTTTTCGACATCCGGCGTAGCACCTGCTGGCGCTGTTTATGCACAGATGCTGGTAGGAGGCAAGGCAACAGTCTCAGGCACCAACAGCGGCGTTATTCAATTTATCCATAGCGGCAGTGGCATTCTGGGCTGCGTCACACTTGAGCCGGTGCTGTTCCCAAACGGGCACCTGGAAGACGGCACACCCATTCTCTACCCGACGCCGGACTGCACGACCACCTCTATTGATGCAGCTATTCTGCCGGACGGCACCACGACGCGCATGAGGTGGATTTTTAATGGCTACATCAAAGATATTAAAGTGACGTATGAAGGCACCAATCGAACGTACGTGCTTGATTGTATGCCGATGGGCGACGTGATAGACAACGGGGCCATCATCAACGCGGCCTATGAAAGCACCACCGACCAGGCCATTATCAATAATCTGGTCAGCACCTACTTTAGCACGACGCTTTCCACGGGGCAGCCGAACTTCAACCTGCCGCCGGCAACGGTGAACCTGGGGCAAAACATCAGTAATGTGAGTTACAGCGATAGCAGTTTGCGCGATGTGCTCAATAGCCTCGCCGACTCAACTGGCTTTATTTACTATGTAGATGAGTACAATTACCTGCATTACAGCGACACGCCGTTCGATTACTCATTGATTCAGGTCAATGTGGATAGCCCGGATTACGTGACCAGCTATCCGCCGCAAAACTACCAGGTGGAGTACGACGGCTCGCAGTTGCGTAACAGTGTGAAAGTGCTGGGTGGGCAGTACTACACGTCTTCAACCGACGCATTTAACGGCAATGGTTCAACAAAGAGCTTCACACTAACCAGTCCACCGCAAAACTTTCAGAACGTCACCATAGGCGGCACGCTCTACGCACCAACATCTTCCAACAAAGTCGGCATTGTCGGGCAGGACAAGCTCGGCGTGAACGGTGTGGTGGTGCTGTACGACCACAACAGCAGCGTGGTGACGTTTAACACCGCTCCTGCATCTGGCACGAACAATGTACTGGTTACTTATACGACGTACAGAAATGTTGCCGTTCAAATCGAAGACAACAACAGCATCGGCCAGTACCAGCGCCACTTTTATAGCAAAGTCACCGATACGACTATCGCCGACAGCCCAACAGCGCAGATGCGCGGCGTCTCTGAGGTCGGGGCGTTTGCGCAGCCGCTGATTATCCTCACCTTCGACCTGAATGTGTATATCGCACGCGGGCTGGCGGTGCTGGTGACAAGTGCACTGGACAATTTCGCCGCGCAGGCGTTTATCGTGCAGCAAGTGGACACCAAATCAATGGGCGGCGGAGTGGTGGTCTACAGTTACACCGCTGGTCAGTACCGGCCATCTATGACCGATTCTTCCAGAAACACCTATAAGGCGCTGCAAGGCACCGGCAGCGGCTCTGGCAGCACCGTGGTACAGCTCACGGTCGAATCAATGGTGGACAGCACCTATTACGGTGATTCGGTGTCAGGCGTCCTCTCAGCCGTTGTGACCGCCACCTATGGGGGCGCGGGTGTCTATTACGGCTTTGCCTCATTCGATTGATCGGGGAAATCATGCGCGATTTTAACATTATCAAGCAAGCAATAGACATCGCCGAACGCTACCGCCGCCGCACACAGGTTGTGGAAAATACGCGGGTAGTGGGGCGTATCAAAACGTACCTGCTGCCGCCCATCAGTGAAGCAGAGTACGCTATGTGGTGGCCGAAATTACGCGAAGCCGAGCGCGAACGCTATCTGGAGAGCGACGTACCCAATATTGTGACGCAGAATGGACGCACGCAGATTCTCACCTATGTCGGCAACGGCTCAATTAACTCTGGTCTTATCGGCAACATCAACCCATTCGCGCAGTATTTCTCTGTCGGCACGGGACTGATTGCCACCTTGTCTGCTGGCGACGTGGTGGTCAATGGTGAAATCTTTCGCGCTGCGCCATCGGCGGCTATTATTTCCGGCAACGCGGTCTCTCTGTCCACGTTCTTCGGCGCGGGCAGCGCGAATGGGGCGTACACCAATTGCGGTTTCTATGGCGTCGGGGCGACCGCCACGCTTGGTACTGGCACACTGCTCACGCATGCGCTGTATAGCTTCGTCAAAACGTCGGCAAACAGTCTGACCACTACCTATATCGTGAATGTGAATTGAGGATGCTATGAGTACTGCATTAAATCGCTTCGAGGTTCTGTTGCCGCAATACCCGGAAGGCAGCGCAGGAAACACGGCTGTGCAGGCGTTTCTTGTCGAAATGGGCAGTATCACGACCTTTTTTGTCTCGCGGGTGAGCCAAATTGCGGCCAACAACGCGGAAACGGAAGGTGCAATTGTGTGGGGCGCTTTGAACACGGCGCAATCGCTGTCCGCACTCATGGCGCTTGAAACCTTAAATACGGCGCTCGGCATCACGTTGCCGTGCATTTCCTGGTCAGTGAATACAGAACCATGAGGACGCTATGACACTCACGTATGTGCCGCTCAACACGACAAACACGGTGATTCAGGCGGCAGATATCAATCAGGCCATCAAGTATTTGCAACAGCCATCGGGCGGGCAAGAATTGAGCCATTACTATCTGGAAGGCCCGGCACCGGCAGCTGATACGGTCTCGATGTATGTGACGAGCCATTCCAGAGGCAGCACGCCGGTCTCGGCAACGGTGGATGTCACCGACCAGGCGATGACTGGCCTGTCGGGATCGCTGCCGATAACGGCAACGCTGAAATCGTATGGCGTGCAAGTGTATGCCATCACGACATCTGCGCAGCAAAATGCACGCTGTGGGGGCGCTATTACTTTTCAATATTAGAGGAAAAACCATGGCACTGGTACTGGCGATTACGGGGCATAACGTGCATGCCACTGATTACAATCAGGTGATAAACGTGCTGCAACAGCCTGCGGGCGGGCAGGAACTCGGTGGCTACGTGCTCTCTGGGAACACGTACACGAGCGGCTGTACGGTCGCGGTGTATATTGCCACGCTCTCAAAATATACGCCGCTGGTGTCGGTATCGGTTGATACGACGGATATCAGCCCACCAGCGTACTTCAATACGCTGCTTCTCGCGAAGGAAACCAGCCACGGCTTTCTGATTTATACGACGTGGACATCGGCGCAAGGCGGCGGCGCATGCGGCGGCAAGTACACCGCCCAATATTGAGGAAAACAACATGGCGCTAACGGTAGTGGCAACGGGCGACACAATTACGACGCTCTCGCTCAATCAAATTCTATACTACTTGCAGCAACCGAGCGGTGCGCAAGAATACGGCAACTATAACATTTCTGGCAATTGCTACACGAGCAGTTGTTATCTGACCTGCTATATCGAAACGGAATCACGCAATTCGGTGCCGGTTTCTGCCGCGCTTTCAACGAGCGACGGACAAGGCGGCGGCGCGGGCAATCCGTCATACGGCAGTCTGACTATGGGCGGACTGCAAGCCTACTCACTGGTGAGTGCGGCAACGACCAACGCGTTTGTGGGCGGGCCACACACGGTTCAGTACTGAAAGGAAGAAATGTATGGGGCTACATTCCTACAACGAAGAAACGGGCGATCTTGAGTATTATTGCACCAATCCTGAGTGCAGCCATCACAGCTGCGCCGATTGGGAAGCGTTTCGCACCTGCGCGCATCATGACCAAATGGAATACGTCGTTGTGCCTGCCGCTGAAATGCAGCAACGACTGGCTGGCGTCCTACCGCCTGAACAGCTGCAACAGCTGGGCGACACCATCATCTCACAGCAAAGCGCGGCGCACCGCGTATCAGGCGGCACGTCCAATGTGCATCACGCCAGCCACGAGGATATCAAATGGACTGGCCCCAATGAGGTGCAATTGCCGATGTGCGAATGCGGCACGCAAATGACGCTCAAAGTCAATTTTAGCGACGCGGAATTGAATGCGCCAAACATCAAAATTGTGCGCAGAAATAAAGATAACCCAACCATCATTGATGGCATAGACCAGCATCCGATGGTGGCTCGCCATCAAGCGTTGGCAAAAAAATTGGAGCAATTAGGCAACGTGTACCGCCCGCTGCTATAAGAAAGGAAAACGACAATTTCAGATTTCACGACAATTAGAAGCATGTTCAATTCAGGCACTGATGCGAGTCCCACCTGGAACGCCATCGCCTTTGGCGGTTCGGCAGGTGCCAATGAGTATCGCTGGTGCGCGTCTGGCGCTGGTGCCGCAGGTACGGGCTCAGCATCCTGGCCGCAGTACAGCCGACCAGCTTCAACGGGTGCGATACCTGAGCTCTGGGGCTTTTCAGCAGATACCACCGGCATCAAATGCGCGACATATGACGGCACCAACGGCAAGGCCAATGTGTTCGCCATAGACTTTGATGCAGTTGGCACCTTCGCTGCTGCTCCAACGCTCTCTGCCTGGGGCGATAATACGCACACCGCGCCATCCGCTGGCACACAGCCAGGTGGTCAGAGCGGTTCGCCCATTGTGAACGGGCAGACCACTGACACCAGCGATGCCAGCTACCTCAAAGGCAACCTGTATGGCACGTCAGGAACAACGGTCAGTGCTGGCTCGGTCGGCACCACGCTCGCGGCCACATCAGGCACAGCAGGCAGCGTTTCACCCGGCACGGGCGCATGGATGGCGACGTGGCAGTCATTGCAAGGCGCTATCCAGTACATTACCGCAGCGGCAACGCCAGCGGCAACCACGGCTGGCAAGCTGTTCTTCACACTTGCGTTGTACACCGGGCCAAACATGAGCCTGGGTACACTGCTGCCGGTGGTGACGTTCACTTACAGCTACGTCTAAGGAGGCTCTATGACGCTCACACCATCAGGTGAAGTCGCCGTCTTTCCGGCACCGGTTGACCAGTTTCAGCCAGGCAAATCGGCGTACGAGTGCGTGGCGTTTTGCGCGGCATTCGTGCACTTTGCTGGTCCGCCCACAGGCAATCCAGGCGGCACACCTGCACAGGTGATTGCGACGGCTGAACAGTGGTATGCCACGGAAGAAGGCTCAAATGATTCATCCAACATGAACGGCATGAGTCTGGATGCCGAGTACGCCATGCTCAAAGGCTTGGGTGTCGCCTATACGCCGCTGCCCATCAGCGCGAACTCTGCACACGACAGCGACATGGCAAACGTCAAAGCAGCTTTGCTGGCCGGAAAGCCGGTGATGATCTGCGGAGCGGAAACAGGCTTTTACGATGTTGGCCTCGGCGACATCATTCCATACGGATGGACACCGACCGGCAATCACTGCATCGTTGCAACCGGCATCGCGCCATCAGGCAACTTTTACGTGCGCGATATGGCAAACGTCGGACACAATCTGGCTCCAGGCTCACAGCGCGAATATGACAACAACCGCATGGATTTGATCTCAGGAACGGCCATAGACGTTCCGTGGCTCTCGACGCCGCCGCCAGCGCCCAATTTGCTCCTGCCCAACGCCAACGACCTGGCTGTCTGGAATCTGCTGCAAACCATGCTGTCCGAGGCGTTTCCAACCTTGCCGCCACTTCCAACCATTCCATGCGACCCGACGCATGCTATTCCGCAAGCATGGTTGGTCGGCAGATGGAAACACGGCTGCAACTTTGGTACGCCGCTACAGGTGGAGCAGAATATGACCAGTTTTTATAAAACGCCGTACACCGTCATGGAACAGGAGTTCACCCACGCTCGCGCCTCCTGGCACAGCGATACCGGAAAAGTTACATGGTATGACGCCCGCGGCGTTGTTGTCGTTCTCTAGGAGGCACGCATGAGCATCGCCAGCACCTTATACAGCATCGGAAACGCACTTGACCCGATGACGGCCTACTGGAGCGCAGCATTGTCTACCGGCAAGCGCGTTTCCGAGCGCACGCTGCTGCCCACGCTTGCTCGCGGCGGCAAAGGACTGCGCAGTCTGGATTGGGCGCTTGATTTGGTCTCTACGGGCGATGTGCGGCGCATTACCGAGCTTTCGCTCCACTGTCCTGATGGTCGAACAGCAGTGCTGGAAATCGCGGAACCGGGCACCGCGTTCCAATTCAAAACCAAATCGCTCACTATGTTCGCCAAAGATGGGCTCTGCATCGAGTATCAGGTGATTGGGCGCGTTGTGGACAAGGCAACCGGCAGGTGCGAAGCATTTGCCTGGGATTACCGGCCAAAGCCAGGTGAGCCGAACCTGGTGGCGTTCAAAACCAGCATCTATAACTTCGGTAGCTGGCGCGATACCATGACGCCAATCGGCGCGCTGGGGTTAGAAGTGCAAGG